TTTGGCTTCAGCTTTACAAAGTTTCGCTGCAAGATTCTTTGGTCAAGGCGCAACAACACAAGGCATCATTGAATACCCAGGTAACTTAACTGCTGAACAAGCAAAAGATTTAAGAAACAATTTTGATAACTCACATAAAGGATTCAAGAAAGCACATAAAACAGGAGTTCTTTCTGGTGGTGCAAAATACACAAAGACAAGTTCACCACCTGATGAAGCACAAATGCTGCAATCACAACAATTCGCTGTTGAACAAATTGCAAGAATCTTTAGAGTTCCTCTACACATGATTCAAGTCACCACACCTGGTGCAATGAGTTATGCAAGCGTTGAACAAAACAACATAAACTTTGTGACACACACATTAAGACCTTATGTTCAAAAAATTGAAGATGCCTATTCAAGGCTTCTACCAAATGACGCTTTCCTAAAATTCAATGTTGATGGTTTATTGCGTGGAGATTACACAACAAGAATCCAAGGATACTCAATCGGTTTACAAGCAGGGTTTTATTCTGTGAACGATATTAGAAGATTTGAAGATTTAAGACCAGTTGAAGAGGGCGACCAATTCAGAGTTCCTTTGGCTAACATAAACATTGCTGAAGCTGATGTTATTGAGCAAGACAAAAAAGTTCAGATGGCTCAAAGACTTGTTCAATCAGGTTATGACCCAGCACAAGTTCTTTCAGCTCTTGGTCTTCCACCGATTAAACACACAGGACTTCCATCAACACAACTGCAACAGGTTGCACAAATTGACCCAACAAATCCTGAGTCGGTTTATGACATTACAAGAACAAGTGAAGTTAATGTTCAGATACCTGAAACAATTGTTAATGTGCCACCAGCAATTATCAATGTTGCACCACCGATTGTGAATGTTAATGCACCAGAATCTAAACAAACAATTAGAACTGTTGAAAGAGATAAAGACAATCTAATTACAAGAATCATAGAAACAACTGAGGAATAACAATGGCAACTGGTTTAAGTTCATACACAGCAGATAAGTTTTTGGATGCTTTAGGTAACGCAACAGCGTTTTCTGTTGCAGATGTTTACATAAAGTTACATGTTGGAGACCCAGGGGCAAACGGTACAAGTAACCCTGCAACTGAAACTACAAGAAAAGTTGTGACATTCGCAGCAGCAGCAAACGGAAGCATTGCATCAGATGCAGCAGCGACATGGACAAACATTGCAGGTTCACAAGATGCCACACATTTTACAGCTTGGGACAATTTAACAGCAGGTAACTTTTTATTCTCTGGAACAATAACTTCAAATCCTTACACAGCAGGAGACACAGTAACTATTGCTTCAGGTTCTTTAACTGCATCCCTAACAGTCGCAAGCTAAACCAATGAGTGCCACAGGCTCACTCATTCTAGATTCCGAAGTCAGAGGAATTTTAGACACCAATACTTTGTATGGCACGACTGAAAACATTGAAGCAACAGGTTCATCAAATCTTGATGGTCTTTCTTCATCAGCCACAGCATCTGTTTCTAATCCTCAAACAGCCCAAGCAGCACTTGGTGCTATCACTTCAATATCATCAGCAGATGTAGCACATTCAGCTCAAGGTGCTACAAATCTAGGTTCACTTGAATCATTAATCCAAACAGTCATAACAAAAACAGCGTTAGCGCAATCATTATTTGATGGACTTCAAAGTTCAGGAACTCTAGGTGTAGTTCTTGAGGCTTCAGGTGAATCAAACTTTGGTGGACTATCTGCATCAGGCACAGCAACAGGTGGAGAACCACCAGCACCACCTGAACCCCAATACGGTTCAAGAGGTCCTTATCAAAGAAAAGTTAAACCAAAACTTGAACCAATATATGAACCTGAAATTCCTGTAATCGTTGAAACAAAAAAACCAATAAAGGTATTAATGTTAAAACCTGACACAGTATCATCAAATTTTAATGCCTCAGCGCAAAATCGTATAGACTTTTCAGTAGTACAAGATGAAGCAGATTTGCTTCTAATTCTTTGAGGTAGGTTATGGGTTTAACAAGTGGCGTAGTTTCAGTAGGTACAGCAGCAACACTTATAGATGGAACTGCCTCATCAAACCCAATACATTTACATATCCATAACAACGATAACTCAGATGCTATTTTTATTGGTGGCCCAGATGTGACCACTACAACAGGATTGACTTTAGTGAAACTTGACAGTATTGATTTGATTTTAAGACCAGGAAATACTGTTTACGCAATATCCACAAAAAATGGTCACACTCTCTCTTTTATCAAACAGGATAATTGATGCCATATTTTATTACTGATTCATCACCTGATTGTTCTGGTTGGGCAACTATTAAAGAAGATGGCGAAGTTATGGGTTGTCACACAACTAAACAACAAGCTATTGACCAGATGGTAGCAATCTCACTTGCTGAAGAAATTGAACCAGGTGGAGAAAGAGCAAGACCTGATGAATTAAGAATTGGTGATTTTGTTTCTTGGAACTCTTCTGGTGGTAGAGCAAGAGGAAGAATTGTTCGCATTGTCAGAGACGGAACTATAAATGTTCCTGATTCAGATTTTAATATTGAGGGTACTGAAGATGACCCTGCAGCTTTGATAAGAATTTTTAGAGAGCAAGAAGATGGCTGGGAAGCAACAGATGTTTTAGTTGGTCACAAGTTTTCCACTCTTACTAAGATTGATGATTTAAGAATTAAGTACAAGAAAATGAAAAAACAAAAAAGAGTTTTGCCTGATAATTACAGACCATCTCTTAGCGAAGATGTTCCAGAGGGTCGCGCTTGTGGTAATTGTATTTTTTACAAAGAAGATGATGTTAAAGAATTTCCTAATGGTGAGCTTCGTGCTTGGTGCGAAAAATGGGATGATTATGTTAGTGGCGCATATTATTGCAACGCTTGGCAACCTGCAGAAGAAATTGAAGAAGATTTAGAAGATGAGTTAGATGAAGAAATGGAAGATGAGTTAGAAGAAGCCAGACAAGTTAATTTAACTCCACCTGCTTATATGCGTGCTGCTGCTCGCAGAGGACTTGAATTAAATCGTCAAGGTTTTGGTGGAGATGGTTTAACAGATAAAACTAAACAAGAAGCACGAGATATGGCTGATGGTCGTGTGTCTGAGGATAAGTGGCGCAGGATTGCACCTTGGATTGCTAGACACCTTGTTGATTTAGATGCACCACAGAACAATAATCAAAATGACCCTGGCTATCCAGGTGCAGGACTTGTTGCTCATTTGCTTTGGGGAAGTGGCCCATCTAAAAGAGCAGCACAAAGAACTCTTGATTACGCGCAAGGAGTAATAGACAGGCTAGATGCAGAAGAACAACAATCACGTTGGTCTTCAGTTAATGTAAAATTAAACAAAGAAGAAAAGGAAAACAAAGTGTCTAAAGTTGAACGCAGAGTAAAAACAGATATAGATTTTGAATTAAGAATTGACAACGCTGAAGCTGATGGCATGCGTTTCACAGGTTACGCTGCAGTTTTCAACAGCGACTCTGAACCACTACCGTTCATTGAAAGAATCATGCCTGGTGCTTTCAAACGTTCACTTAAAGCACGCAATGAAGTTAAACTTTTCAAAAATCACAACATGGATGAAGTACTCGCATCCACACGTTCAAAAACATTAAAACTCACAGAAGACTCAACAGGGTTGTTAGCAGAAGCAACATTGCCTGACACAACAGCAGGTCGTGACTTGGCTGTTCTTATGAAACGTGGAGATGTTCACGCAATGAGTTTTGGTTTCTCTGTTCCAGCAAAAGGCGACAGATGGTCTAATGACGGAATGACTCGTGAACTACACCAAATCAGATTGCATGAAGTGTCAATTGTTACAGGTTTCCCAGCATACGAAGCAACAACTGCAAGTGTGCGCTCTCTAGATATTTTGGCTTCAAGAACAAATGTTGATGCTGATGCTTTGGCTGATGCAATGATTAAGTTAGAAGCAGGAGAAAAACTTGCTGATTCACAAGCTGACTTGTTACAAGAAGTTGTAACAAAACTTAGAGGCAATGAACCAAACCAAGATGACTTGCTAGAACTAAAACGCAAACAACTTGACCTACTATTGAAAATGGTATAACAAATGGATAAAGCAAAAGTTAAATCAACAATTTTACAAGTAGCAGGAAACCCAACTTCAGGTGTAATTGCAGAACTGGCTGATGAACTAGCTCAAGCAATTATTGACATTGACAAACCAGAAGTCAAAAACTTTAACCCAGTTCAAGAAACCAGAATTGTAGAAATAAAAGAAACACGCTAAAACCTGATATACAATAATAATGATGGTTGCGTGGATGCCACCACCATTATTACTGTCGAGTGAGCCTCGCAGTCTAACAATCTCAAAACAAATACTATCGCTATTGGAGTGCATTTAATGTCTGAATACATTAAGCAACAACACGAAGCACGTCAGAAATCATGGGCAGAGGCAAAAGCTCTCCTAGATACTGCTGCTGCTGAAAATCGCGACCTGTCAGCCGAAGAAAACGAAAAATACAACCGTATTTCTCAAGACCTCGACTCACGCGCGAAAGTTATCGAAACCTTAAAGTCTGATGCAGAACGTGAAGAACGTGCTGCTCAAGCAATGACAGGTTTAGAAAACCAAGCAAGACCAGTTGCAGAATCACGCAACACAAAGAATGATGCAGATGCAATTCGTGCATTAGCAAAAGGCGAAATCCGTTCTTACGACTTCGAAAAAAGAGACGTAACTAAGGGTTCAACTGGTTCACCAGTTCCAACTTCTTTCTATGACAGAGTTCTGTTCTTAGCAAGATTCGTTGGCCCAATGCTAGAAACCTCAACCATCTTAAATACTGCAGGTGGCGAAAACCTACAAATT